CAACCACGTCCTGGTAAGACTTTTTGGCGCATCTTCCGAACCACATGTCTGCAATCCACTGCTGGGTGTCTTCGTTTTCCGCGGAAAACCTAGCCAGCGCCTGGCGCTTCACATTAGCAACCGATTTGACCGCTTTCATCATAGCAAGGCTGTAAATTTTGCTCTTGAAACTAGTGATTTCCTGTACTGTGACCATCTTGCTATGCCTTTTCATCAATTTATAGTACCATTATACACGGTTTTTCGGAAAAGTCAAGCATTATTTACTCAGGTACCGTAAATAAGTGAAATTTCACTACAAATACTGCAAATTTTAGTGAAAAACTCCAATAAACGGTCGGTCCGTGGAGTTTTCTTTGCGTATTTACATCTATATATGGTGAATTCCTGTGCAAAATGCAATTCAGGTAAAGTTTCCTACCAGAGTCAGCCCTGAGTCAGCCCTGAGTCATTGCTCACATAATTCCTATAAGGGTAATGTACTATAACGTGAACTTGATCTTCTTTTTTTAACCGCAGCAATTACTCTTGCAGAACCAGGTATTGTTTTTCGTTCTCTTCGTCCAGGTGTTGCCCAATCTCTAAACAGATGGGTCTTTAAATCATGGCAATTCGAACAAAGGGTTTGTAAATTTTTAGGATCATTATTATTTGGATCACCATCAATGTGATCAACTGTTAATTGTCCAATCCAAGTAATAGTAGCCGTACATCCTCCATCGCCTAGTCGGTTATCTATATTATGACAATGCATGTCACGATGTTTACGGCTTGGGTGCCATGTATTAACAAAATTTGTTACAGTCAGACTGTGACCTGATGATAACTTTTTATAATGATGGCTATGGCATAATTCACGAAAATATGGATTGCCATCTTTGTCGTATTTGCCCGTGTGTTGTCCTGGAGAGGTGCATCCATCAATAGAACATCTAGGGCGATCTTTTAACTCGACAAATTTATGATTGTGTGGCATTGGTAATATTCCTATTTAACAATTAGTAAATTAATTCCCATGGCTTTATATATTAACCGCTGTAAGAATGTTTGCTTTTTCTTTGGTTGAAAAGTGCTGCATATAATCGTAAATGATTTCATGCTCACATACGTTGACACAATTAACCATATAATGCGCTAGGTGAGTGGAACTTGTCTGTATTACTACTGTATTGAACAGTGTATCAATAACGGAATAATATTTTACTCCATCTGGATTAAAGTTAACTTCTAGTAATGCTCTTGGCATTGGATTAGAACACGGTGATATTCACCGGCATATAGCTACCGACTGCTGGACTGTATTGTCTCTGTACTGTATGAAGACTTCCGTTTACTTCTACGGTAATTTCATAGTAAAGAATTGTTTGGACGTAAGTGACATTGCCGACACAATTTTGTGCTACGTTTTGTCCGATTGCGGCGCCTGTTACTGCTCCTACTGCTGTTGCAATATCTTGTCCTGATCCGCCGCCTACTTGATTACCGAGTGCTGCACCGATTGCTCCTCCTATAAGAGTACCACCGATGCTTCTGCGTGGAGTACAGGTTTGGCTTGTTTGTTGCGCTTGGTTTTGAAAAACGGCGTTTGTGTGTACGACCTTTGCGTTGATGTCCTCGGCTGTTGCTATGCTTGACAAGAGGATAAAGGGTATTGCTAAAAATGCTTTCATGATTGATTTCCTTAGAGTTTTTAGTTTATATGACTATTATAGCATGGTTATTTGGAAAAGTCAAGCATTATTTTCGCTGAATAGGGTGGTTGCGATTGCTTGAATCTCACTATAGTTTTCTATTACTTCGGATGCTTTGTTTTTGCTTATAAACGCGGTGTCATTTTCTTTGTATGGTAAAATAATATTAAGTTTCTTTTCTATGTCATCTATACTATCTTCCAACGCGATGATGATAGGATTATATTGTTTAATAAAAAACTGTTCCTTTTCTAGGAGGTCTTTGCTCATTTTTATATATTGAGCCGGCTCTACAGTGAATGGTTCAACGGGCGTTTGATAACCTTGCCACTGGTCATTTTTTTGTGCTATCATACCGCTGAGAATTATATTGGTTTTATCTCGGCGGGTTGTGAGAATTGGGATCGCTTGATCGGGTATAGGAATTGTTAAATCGTGAACATGGTGGCAATAATGCTCGTCAGCGGGATCGTGCCAACTGTTTGCGTATCTACCATAATTCTGAAAAGAATTTGATATCATTTTGCAAAGGCGCCATGATCCTGTTCGCCCGTGAGGAGAATAAACATAGTATATCATACGGGTGGTTCTTCTCCGCACCATTTGAATACATCTAGATAATTCGTGATAAGATCGGGATATCGGTGATTACTGACCATGGCTTTATCTATTGCACTTAGAGTTTCTGCATCAAATGTAATTTTTAGCTTTTCCTGAATTTGTTTATAATCATCTTCTAAAAATATTTCAATACAATCGGGAAACATTTCTTTGACCTTTTTGTCTAAAACTAGAATGTTTTTATGCCATTCTAATACATCTTCCTTTTTCATTGCGTAAGGTTCAAACTTTATATCTTTGCTCAGAGGAGAATAAGAATTTATATTTTTAGCAATTGACCAACTCATTATTTGTTCAGCCTTGCTTTTTCTGATACTGTGTATTACAGTCCAGTTTTCTAGATCAGGTATGGGCATCATTGAATGAGAATGCACCGTACACCCATCAGGAGAGGTTCTTAAAATCTCTTGAACCTCAGTATAGGTTTTTATTTCTTTTTCGGCAGCAAAGTCGAATTTGCTTGTCCAAAATTCTACGGTGTCAGGAGTAGTCTCACCAAACTCCACTGATACATACCTAGGTAGAATGTGTAGGCTATACTCTGAAAAGAATTTATTTTTAAAATTTAATAATTGTTGAATTCGTCTACTTCCTGTTCTTCCAATAGGAGCCAGTATATAATATCTCATAGTTCACCTATCGCTTCAATAAATTTATCTGCCAGGAGTCGGTTACTTTTCGGGCCTGGATGTACACCATCTCTGGCTTTGTCTACAAACGAGGCGAGGAAGGCTTTGTCATACTTCATCACTATTAATTTACTCTGTGTCTCTTGTGCTATATATTTAATAGCTGCTATGTTTCGGTCAGTCCTCACTTCTTGAGATATATCTGAAAGCAGGTCTGCAATAAACAGTCTCGTCTCAACACTAGTATCGTTTCTATCTAGAGTCCATTGACCTATATTATTCCAGCGGCCGAGGCGTATCATTTCCATTCTCGACCCCGGCGGTATAAAGAGACACGTTATCTTGCTTTTATGAATTGGTTGCCATTCGTTATATACTCTAAATGCTGAATCCAATGAACCGGCACATATTCCTAAATTGATTTCTTTTAAATTCAGTTCATTTGCTACAAGATATGACCAGGTATTTTCCTTGTGCAGGTGTGATCCGTATGTATTTGAACACCCTAAAAAGGTAATAGATTCACGACATTCCTCTTCGGAAAATTCATCAGATCTAAAACCGTGTGAGTTTAATTTATATGAGATTGTTGGTTGTTTATTCCAATAATCTTGATGTTCTTTTGGTAGGGCTTTAAATTGTGCTTCTGGGTCGTTCAAACCCGCCCATATATTCAAATGGTTATTTTTTTTCATTTATATACTCTTTTTTATAATACTACATCCTTTACTGTCTATTTATATTTCATTTAATAAATTTTATATCATCGTCGGTAATTCGAATTTTGATCATACCATCTTTATCTTTGCGACCATCAAGATAAATCCAAAAGACATTAATACCGTCTTTCTTACCTATAAAGTATGACATGATGGAAGAACCTATTACACATGGGAACATTATAGCTAAAAATCCAAGGGTACTCATATCAAAAATCCCATTTAGCCCAGTAGTTAGGGTTTTCATCAATGAAAAAACGATCCCATCTATAGTTACAGTCAGGGCAAGAAAAGGCTACTGTTCTGTCTTTGTTTCTATCGTAAATGCTTATGGCACGATTAAAATGCCCAGCAGTTTTTGTCGCACCGTATTGTTTAGCAATCTCTAATGCTTCAGTTTCATTTTTTTTAATACGAAGGAAATGTTCGTAGACTAATTCACCTACAAGGGAAACTTTACATTCTGGGCATTCATTTGGATATAACATTGTATTAATCATTCCCACATATGTTAGTCATGCTTCCACATTTGACACAAGGCGTTTCAACCGTAGGCATGCCCAATAGTTTTCTAGCGGTGTCACGAACCTCTGCTGTAACAGAAAGCCCATACACTTCAGGGTCAAGAAGATTCTTTAAAAAAGTAACTGTAGCATCTGTCATATTAACCTCGATAATTTAATTTGATATAATATTTATATATCTCTTCCCAATTTTTAACAACTTTAGCGGGACCAGTGTAGTCCATATTGTGCGCGTGTTCCATCAAAAGTCCTTTGAGACCACATGCTATACCGACATCAACATTTTGCTTTTTGTCTTCTACCCAAATATGATCAGAATACCGTGAACCGTACAGTGATAGTACCTCGTCCTTATCAGCACCGCAATCAAGAAACACAACTTCCTTAAATGTATTCGGTCCGAAAATCTTAGATAGATTTCTCTCTCGCAACTTCTGAGCGTGAGGATCTAATGACAAACTGGTAATTGCAATAAACTGATACTGGTATTTTTCGTGCATCTTTTTAATGTAATACTGTGCATCACGGAGAGGAGGCAAGAATCCTACCGCTGCTGATTCATTAAACGTCCTTATGAGGGACTTTGCTTTTGGAAGTTCCATATTGTACTGTATTGCTACACTGTAATTGTCCTTGTCTACCAATTCGTGTCCATGTACGGACATCCAAGTGTGAAAGCCAAACTCCCAGTCTAGACAAACTCCATCTACGTCTGTCAGTATTATTTTTTCTTTTTCGTTCTTCATCATACGCATTTTCTATATTTTTCCTGTAATTTTGCAACTCTTGTCGCTGTCTGCTACTGGGCATCACATGTAGCCTCTAATATCTTACACTCAATGTCCCAATTGATTTTTTTCATGGTTCTCGGTGAAGTGTTTTTAGCCTTAACAAAAGTCATGCCTAGATTGTTTTTAATGTAATTTTTTGACATTGGATACTGTGAAGACCATGCTTCTTTTTCCCATGGAAGTTTAGAGTACGCGACATCAGAATAATCTACACCCATCCAGTAGGACTTGTAAGACTTACATACCAGTTCACGCTTGCTATATTGTTTTACGTGTACCAATTCATGTGCTAAAAAAGACAAGTAATCGAACAAAGTACCTCGGTTGTGCAACTCGACATGAAATTGATCCCTGTCTTCATGCGTACAGTAACCAGCAGCATTTTCTATTAGAGTATTCCGAATGGTAATATCTATGTTTAGAGTTCTTTTGCGCGGTAGTAATTGCTTAATAAAAACACGAGCCGCTTCATCAGTGACTCGTTGCTGTGTTTTAGTACCGCCTTCGATATAGATATTAATCGTCATCAACTTCACCAAAATAGGTAGTACCAATTTGCAAGAAACGCTTGCCTTCTATTTTGAGAATGCGATATTTACCAGATGAACCTACCTCACATGGAGCATTTCTATCAAAAACCTTTTCTTCAATAACATTACGCGCAAGCATATCAAAGGATATAAGTTTATCACTTCGCAAAATATTGCTCAATGTAGTAGATTTGAAGTTAACAATCTTGCGATTGGTATCAAATCTTTCCAAGATAGATTTGGCATTCGCCAATTCATGGCGATCCATACCATTTGACATTTCCCAATTCGAAAGGCGCGAACCAGTCAGAGAGGTTGTAGCACGGGCACTAAAAGAATCAAACATTATATTTCCTCACACCAGATTCAACTTGATCAGAATAACCTTGCATATAAAGGGCAATATCACCTTTGCTCATATGCAGTTGTTCAACGATAGCGGAACTGTAAGTCTCACCTACAAAATAGTGAGGATTCGGATCGCGACCATAGTAACCATCTGCTGAACCACGATCATAAGGACCACCGTGACGCTTGTTTATTTTTTTCATCATTACATACTCCAATAAGTTTCAGAAGAAGGATTACAACACCAAGGTGTGTCATGATCTATTTCAACATTTTTGCCTGTCATTAAATTCTTAACTGTTTTTTTAGAAGGGAACCATTCAAAGCGCCAGCCTTTTTCTGGCGGACATATACCAAATATACTAGCAACAAGGAGTCGCACCGCATTGTCATCCTTTGCCTCCATTGAGTGCTGAAGATGCAGGCGCTCACCTGTTGTTGTGCGGAGATCAGTTTTGTAAATTCGTATAGTGTATTCAATCATGGTAAATCCTCAGTGTTTTCAGTTTATACAAGTATTATACACTAGTTTTTCTGAAAAGTCAAGCATTATTTGAAATTTCTTTTACTAATGAAATCAATGACTTACGGTTTGTGTGCATTTTTGCTCTTTTCATCAGTTTATACAAGTATTATATATGGTTTTGCCAAAAAGTCAAGCATTATTTCAACTTTCTTTTGTCAATTAGATCAATGACTTACAGATGTTGTTGTTTATATAAATAGTGTATAAAAACAAAGGAGAAAATATTGTGGCAGGTTTATCAGCAGAGAGACAAGAGTCTGGAGTAGTTAAGGCTATTAAGGATGCTGTTAGAAAAAATCAAAAAAATCCAATTACAATAATTGCAGGTAAAACAAAAATTACTGGTGTGATTGATGCTGATAAATTTACAGGTCGCCAAGTAAGTGGTTCAGAACCATACACAGATGTTGTTCTTCATGTCAAAGATGGTAAAAAAATTAAAATTATTAATCTTTCTCTAAAAGGAGAAAGCGCACCATCTCTTGCTGGAGGAGGATTGCGTGGTTTAGAACTAGCAGTTCCTGGAATAGCAAAGAAATTTATGAAAGCCGCATATAAACATTTGACTGAAAATGTTAAATTAAATGCTGGAGATAAAGTTCCCGATGTTTTTGGTAAAATAGGTGCTTCTGCCAAATTAAAAATTGTCGTTGGTAATGAAGCAATGGGTGGACCAATTGACTATATGTACATTGGTCCAATGAATGTAGTTGCAACATATAACGTAAAAACGAATACAGTCACATTTAATGGCGCATTAACTAAGGCAGTTGAATACGCTAAATCACACGATTTGTATTTTAGATTTAGGGCTAGAAGAGAAGATCAAAAGTTTGATCCAGATGCAAAAGATTCAGATGGCACTCCAAAAATTTATGGAAAGTCTCCTTCAAGAGGCGATTCAGCAGGTAGAATAGTTGTTACTGATAAAGTTTCTGGTAAAGGTGAATTGGTGACAATTAACTAAATTATGAATAAAGTATATTTTATATTTAACACCAAAGATGGCTACTATCTAGTAGAGTCCAAAGACGTAGACAAGATTCCTAAACCAAGAGAATTGATTAGGAGAGCTGTTGCTGTTGAAGTATTGCGTGAATTCGCTGCAAAACAAGGCATTGTATTTTCTGTTGATAAAGCAAGAGCTAGAACCAAACACACTGAAGAAACCAAAAGAAAAATTGGTGAGGGAGTCAAAGAGGCACACCCTCACAAAGATGGTTTAACAGAGGATCATAAAAAGAAAATCAGCAAAAACCATACAGGAAAATATCGAGGTGAAGATAATAACATGTATGGGCGTAAACAAAAACTGACAACTAAACTAAAAATGTCACAGAAAAGAAGACAAAGGATGCCTTACAAATATATATGTGGACCTAATGGTAAAGTAACATCTATTCCACACACCGACCCTGTGCCTGACGGTTATCAGTTAGGCACAAAGTACGATCCTTATAGACTCACCGAATAAAATACTCAAAGCTATTCGATTCTTCATTTTCACTTATCAATTTAGCTCCATGCTTTAAATGAAATTTAGTAGCCACAGGAGTTTTAGGTGACATTGTTACTATTCGTGGCCAAAGACTGATATTGATATTCGAATAATTTTCTTTAACACTAGCAATAAACTGTCTAAGAAGTTCTGACCCCATGCCAGGGGCATATGACCACAATGTATAAGGTGTTATGAAAAAATTAGTCTTATCAATTGGACTAATATTATAATTAAGAAGATCGGCTCCAGTTCCCTTTTGCAATTGTTCTTCATTAACAGGTGCAGCGTAACCATAAGACACACACATTACTGCTAGTATCTTTTCACCCTCTTTCAAAGCAAATGTTTTTTTACCTGGACCCATTCTGTTGTAAACCGAGATATTTGGTCGCACAACATCGTCTTTAATATAAGGTTGAAGTTCTTGCATTGATAGTGTTATCACTTCTTTTTTAACAGTATTAATCATAATGAATTTACCAATTATACTAGTTGCAATTTCTTAGTAGTTTTAGATTTTTTCTTAGTTTCGGGTTTGTTATATTCAGTGATACCTAATCCAGGTAACAATGATTCCAATTCAGGATACAGTTCAAGCAACGTACCATCTTTGACTGCTGTTAGAATTTTAGCCTCTTTGTGATGCACTGACTCTAAAATGTTTACCCATTGTGCTTCACGTTTCACTGTGGACAATTTGCTCATATTACTATTCGGAATAATAAATCCTTTTATTCTACGCCATTCTAGTTGCAAAGAAGTCTGCCCCATGCCATCTGGAATGTCTTCTTGTAGTTTAGTAATATCGGGCATACCTTCAGGCAGATTCCAATCCGGTTTTTCAGCACCGACACCGAGACGAACAATAGGTACGAGTGCTTGATTTGTTGCTGCCCATTCTTTCAATCTTTTAATTTGTTCAGGTACAGTGGGCGCTTTAAATACCCATGTAAACCCCTCATCAGTTTGTCTAAATTTTATCACCATTGTTCTCTCCAATAATTAAAAATCACCAATAACATCCATCATTCCTTTCATTTTGTTTTTAATAAAATAATTTAAAAGTTGACTTCTGTCACCGTTTTGTTGTTTTACATAACTATGTATAATAGCATCTTTAATGTCTTGAGGAGTTTTGGTTAGATCAACCAGCATTTGATTGCGATTATATCCATGAGACATGTCTGATGTTATCCATTCGGAAGGTGATTTTGATTTCCATTCTTCCAACAAATTCTTACGAATCGGTTTTTGACGAATGTTATTCACGAACGAATCATCAGGTGATAACATATTAGGTATGCCATCTCCCTTATCACCTGTGATAATGTGTTCCATGAGAACACGGGAAGCAGATTCTTTTATCTTAATCCACTTTTTAAATGCAGGTGAATATTGTTTTACATTAGACCATTTTTGCAACTGATTAAAATCATGGTCGCCACTGATAATCAAAAAAGGCACTGATGATGAGTCCTCAAACATATTATCAGATTCACCCATTGTCTGACTATACTCAGCAAGTGTACCAATAACATCATCCGCTTCAGCACCGTCTACATCAATAACCGGATAAGGAAAATACTCTTCTAATTCACTTCTAATAATAGATAGAGAATTGAATATGGTACTCCAATCAAATTTTGATTCTTCTCTCTCTTTTTTGCGACTTGCTTTGTAGTATGGAAAAACTGTGCGTCTCCAATAATGCCTGTTGTCACATGCAATAACGAGTTCACCAAATTCAGCACCAAATTTTGTGCGATATGAGCGTATGGTATTAATGATCATGTGTCGCAACAGAGGCAAGTCTACTTCAATGTCAGTGTTAGAACCAAATCCAACATTGCTCATAAAAGTAGCAATAGCTACCTGATTAAAGTCTATAATTATAATACCCTTATTCATTTTATTACCCTCAATAAAATCATTGAAGGTTGTACCCGAGTCTTGACTGGATATTTTTTACTTCGTATTTTATCTGCAAGTGTATGTAAACCATTTTTACGACAGTCTACCAATTGTTTAACTATATCTGCTGCACGAACTGTTTTTTCATAGGATTTACTAGTTGAATAATTGTCTATGGCTGTACCTTTTACTCCTAAAGTATTTGCATACTCTGAAGCGTACACACCAATGCGTTTACGATTGACATCATATACCCACACTTCACTAGCACCTATAATCTCAACAGGATTAATTGAAGTCAGATTCAACTCCACATCTTGTTTAGTATATTTTAACTTACTCACAAGTTTGTTTTTATCAACAGGCTTTTTTCGTTTAATTCGTACAATTTTTTTAACCTGTTTAGTTTCAGAAAGCCCAATCACAATGCCATCGAAAAAGGCAAGTAAATGTTTCAGGGTAGACTTTTTAACATGAGAATAACCTTCCATTAAGTCTGTATCTGTTCCTTCTGCCAATTCTTTAAATTCTATAGCAAACCTGTCTACAATTTCAACTGCCTTATTTATTTCAGCAGCATTTAAATTATATGATAATACAAAATCTTTATAATTTGTAATCTGTGTACCACCAATAATCTTTTCTATACTATCATCAATGGCAATAGCAAATTTATTAAGATTCTCACGAATGTTTACAACTTTAGGTGTCTCTTCTTTTTCTTCAATATACAAAGACGCCTGCTTTAACCAAACAAGTTTTTGTTTTTTCATAAAGTTTAAAACGGATTCAGGAAGCCAACCCAGTTTATTCCAACAGAAAAAATATTTAGACATACTATAGAATGCAGACTCTGGCAGGACAGAGATAGAAGTTATATCTTGTTTGTCCCAGTTTTCTTTCATCCACTTTTTAAGTGGGGCAATACCTGCCTTTTCTGCAATTTCGTAATGGACAAAATACAGGCAGTGTTGTAGTGCAGTGTCTCGTTCTGCATCGTCAGTCAGAATTTTGTATTCTGCCCATTTGGGTTCTGGCAATACGTATGTACTGCGTGTTCTTGATGTTTTAGCCATGAAAGGACTCCTTTAGTGTTTACTTATATAGTATAACAAAGGAATACCTATTTGTCAAGCTCTTTTAGATAGTTTTCTACGGTTATTGAAGGTATTTCAGGTATATCTAATGAGTTCTCGCCGACAACTCTACGAATGGGGTATACTTTAGCCATGTGAATTAAAGCGTTAATCCAAAGCATTATGTTTGAAGGAGGTCTGTAAGTTTTTAAATCGGTGCCGTATACTCTACCTACTATACAATCAAATCCTAGTAGGTCTATTTGAGATGCTTTCAATGATGCAGCAAGTTCAATACCACCATGACCGCTACTATTATTTTGCATAAAATACGGTGAGTGCCAATTGGCTTTAGGTTCTAGTCCTTGACGTTTAAGACTAAAATGGCGATAGTAAACCGTACCATCATAACCGCTTTCATGTATTTCCTTTAACATTGCGTAGTCAACAGCGCACAAATAATCCACACAATATTCACGGTAAATATCATTGCATCCTATCTTTATGCCGGGTATCTTATCTAAAGGAATAGGCCCTCTTGAGAGCCCATTGCCTATCACCGTTACTTTCATACAAAAGATTTGATAGAATCAATTCTTACTGAGCGCCATGCCTGCTTGTCTGTATCAAATACGACTAGATTTGATGCAGGTGCAGTACGTTTGCCTTCAGTGGCAGGAACAACACTTTCTAGTAGTGTTGCATTCATCACACGTTCAGTACCATCTACCTTAGTAAATGTAATTGTGCGAGTACCTGTACGCAATTGCTGAATATATTGATCTTTAATCATATCACTCTCCATTATAAAATAATACCACTTGTCATTTTACGGTATGCTTTCTCTACATCATCATTTGTAGGTGTAATAAACACAACACCTGAAGCAAAGAATTCTACTTCAGCGGGATTTTCACGCCCACTAATAGCAATGCCTCTAGCAAACCCCATACCTTCTCCTGCATGAATAAGCATACGAGGATCTTTTAGTTTAATTCTGCTATCAGTTTGCTCTGCTAACTTGCCAATAAACTCTCCCGCAGGAGTTACTACTGACACAACATCATTGATTTTCATAATATTTGTTTCCTTTTTTGATTGTTACTCATTGTATATGATATTTTCAAATAAGTCAAGCTGTTCTTCATCAATACTGGTTAATTTTTTAGGTGTCCAAGTAATAGGAACAAAACTAGAAAGTGGTTCCTTGTTTAATCTTATATTTAACATAGAGTTTAAACAATTTGGATCATGCCGCTGTTGCCATTGCAGTAAAAACTCTTGCATCTTAGCATGAGATTTTTTCTCATAAATTGCAATAGTTTCTTTTTTAAGTTCACCTTCAAACTCTTTAACATAGGCAGAGCTTCCATAATATTTTTCATATAACTTTTCAGTTTTACCAGAGTAACCGATATAATATAAACCAGACGGAAAATATGTGCAATATACTCTATGAATTGGTTTTATTTTCGGTTTTTTCTTCTTTACTACTATCATTAAGTACATCCTCATTATTAGATGTACTATTTATGACTTTATTTTTACTGAATATCAGATCCCAGTTGTCGCTAAACTTTTGTTTATCTACTTTGCGTTGGGTGCTGCCTTTACCGCCCGACCACTGACCCTGTACCATTTTTAGTCGTATCCTCTTTCAAATTGCAAGTGATCATCTAATTCATCACCCTCATCAGAAAATTCAAAATCAAATTCTACACCACAAAAAGTACAATAGTAAGGATCGTCTGAACTATTTTCCTCATCATAGGTGATCATAAAATCTGAACCACAATTATTGCAATAATGATCTATTGTTTTTTTACTTGACATACATTTACTCCTGCTTTGAATAAAAATTCTTTACCGCTTCCCTTTGAAGCCTCGTAATCATTTATATAGTACACTTCTTTTATGCCTGATTGATATATTAATTTAGCACATTCGATACAAGGAAAATGAGTGACATATAGTGTCGCACCGTCACTTGATTCCGTTGACCTACATAACTTCATAAGAGCATTAGCTTCTGCGTGTAATACTTCAGGCTTAGATACTAATTTAAAGTTCTTCCATTCATTAGAGTCTTTGGGTAACTGTTGTTCTCTGTAGTCCCCGTCTTCACAGTAAACTTTATCTTCACATTCATTAGACCATCCAGAGGGTGTGCCATTATATCCTATAGACAAAATGCGATTGTCTTTAGTAATGACACACCCAACTTTTAGTTTATTGGCAGTAGAAAGATTTGCTGTCATATTTGCAATCTCTGCATAATACAATTGCCACTTCATGCTGCCCAAATATCACCCCACTCACCAGTCAATGCACCACGAGCATAATCAGTACTTTTATTTTCAAAAAAGTTTGTATGAGTAGGTGCATTTATCATAGATTCTACCCACAGAAGAGGATTCTTTTTGACTTTAAAAATACCTTTAAGCCCCAAAGAAATCAACCGCCTGTCGCAAATATATCTAATATAAGTTTTAACTTCTTCAGGAGTTAACCCTTC